AGAAGCGCATCCTGGGCATCCGCTACCTCGGCCCCGATCCCGCGCACCAGGCGGGCGGTTGCCGGCCGAACGGCCACAAGATGGCTGCGCCGCATAAAAGGGAAAATTATTACAATATTCGTGGAATGTGGCATATTGACCGCGTACCTGATGTGTTTCTGCCGCACTTTGTCGTAGTTCTGACTGATTGCCTCTGCTACGGAGCGCCCACGTGAAGCGCGGCGATAAGGCCTTGGTCAAGGCGGCCCCCCAGAACAACCCGGAGTGGGAACAGATCATAGCCCTCTGGGAGCACGGGCGGCCGGCTTCGACAATGACTGTCTACATGCCGGTAGTGCGGGACTTTCAGGCATTCTGCTACCCGTTGCGCCCCGGCCAGGTGACCCTCGAGATACTCCAGCAGTACGAAAAAACCTGGAGCCACCTGAAGCGGAGCACGATCAACCGCAAACTGTCCACGATTAAATCGATATTGGGGTTTGCCCACCGGATCGGGGCGACCCCTTTTGACGTGGGGCGTGCCCTTCGGCTAAGACACGTCCCGGACAACCTGGCCGAGAAGATCCTGCCGGCGAAGGATATCCGCCGCATGATCCGGCTGACCGAGCTGCCACGCGACCACGCCATTATCCGGTTGCTGTACGGGGCCGGGATTCGCGCATCGGAATGCTCGGGCCTGCGCTGGATGGATTGCCGGGAGCGGGACAAGCACGACGGGCAGATAACCGTTTTGGGCAAAGGCGACAAGAGCCGAACCATCCGGGTGTCGCCGGAAACCTGGCGGTCCCTGATGGTCATCCGTCCCGCGGACGCCAAGCCCACCGATCCCGTCTTCGTCAGCCGCGAAGGCGACAAGCGGCCGATGCACCGGACGCGCATCACCAACGTTATATCGGAAGCCGCGAAGCGGGCCGGGATCGAGGAGCATGTGACGGCTCACTGGATGCGGCACGGACACGCGACCCACGCTTTGGATGCCGGCGCACCGCTTCCGCTGATCCAGCACACGCTGGGCCACGCCTCCTTGGCAACCACCCAACGCTACCTGCACGTCCATCCGGAGGAGTCCTCCAGCACCTATCTGACCTCCATCTAACACAGTTTTTTGAGCGTTGAGTGAACAAAACACATATTTTATAAACGGTTATCTAACTGTCTTATAAAGATTTACGCGCCGGATTATAGTACTATTTTGCCTTAGATTCGCCCCCTAAATCGGGGCCGCCGGCGGCCCTGTTTCCCTATCAATAACGACAACTAAAAATGTGCCACGTGCTGTATTATGGCTGACAGAATTCACAGGCCACCGTCCGATAGCGGCAAGCGAAAAATAACAGTTAAATACACGCCTACCGATCAGGAAAAGTTCCTGACGGAGTTCGCCAAGTCGGGCAACCTGTCACGGGCCGCACGGATCGCCGGGGTCAACCGTCAGATCCATTACGAGTGGTTGCTAAACCCGGAATACGCCGCGGGGTTCGTCGAGGCGCACTCCAGGTACAAGGAGTACCTCGAGGAGGAGCTGCACCAGCGGGCGACCGTGGGCGCGGAAGAGGACGTTTGGTATCAGGGTCAGAAGGTCGGCAAGACCCGCCGGAAGTCGGACATCTTGCTGATGTTCTCGATGAAAAAGCACATCCCGGAGTATCGGGATAACAGCACGACGAACGTTTCGCTAACCGCCGATATCCAGGCCAACGTCAGCATCGACCTCTCGAAACTCTCGCAGGATCAGTTAGATGCCCTCGACACTCTCTACCTCGCGGCCAGTAGTGACCGATCAGCAGCGGAAAGAAATGCTGCTATTGATTGCAGCGGAAAAGCAGAGACGCCAGAGGAACCGGATAGCTGAGTACTTCCCGGACACGGGAGCATGCCGCAGGGAGCTATACCCGAAGCATATGCAATTCTTTGCCGCGGGAGGGAGGCACACACCGTTCCCCTCCTGCCCGGAAGGCTGCGATGGGGCACCGCATAGAGAGCGGTGCTTCATGGCGGCCAACCGCGTGGGCAAGACTACGGCAGGGGCATATGAGATGAGCTTGCATCTCACAGGGAACTATCCGCACTGGTGGATAGGGAAGCGGTTCGATCACCCGGTGAAAGCATGGGCATGCGGCCAGTCGAATAAGACGGTACGTGAAATTATCCAGGGTGAGTTGTTCGGCAGGAACAACTCATTCGGTTGCGGCATGGTTCCTGGCGATCTGATCACGCACCGGACAAGCAAGGCGGGTATTGCAGAAGCCATAGACACTGTGTACGTGAAACACAGTAGCGGTGGAATATCCTCTGTGCAGTTAAAAAGTTATGAAGAGGGAGCCCCTAGCTACTATGGAAGTGCTATCGACTTTGGTTGGGCTGACGAAGAGCCGCCAACAGCGATCTGGACAGAATTATGTGTAAGAATAATGACAACGGACGGCCAGTGTATTCTTTCTTTTACACCGCTACAGGGTCTTAGTTCAGTAGTACTTTCTTTCCTTCCAAACGGTTTACCTGGAACGACTTAGGTGAGATAATAGATTCAGCAGGACAACCAGCGTTGACGCGCTGATTGCCCCTGACCAAACCACACTATAGAGGAGTGCGGAGTGGCTAGACCCACCATACCCGATCAGAAGCAATGCACTAAGTGCGGCGAGTGTAAGAAGAGCAGTGAGTTCTATCAACCAACGGCCAGCCGCTTATCAGGCGCGTGCAAGGCATGTACCAGCGCACGGGATAGAGAGAGGCGTTTCTTACGGAAGAACAGAAGCCAAGAGGTCCAGAGACGCGCTTCTGCCCAGACAGCCCTAGACTTCCATGACGTACCGCCCGTTGTAACGAAAACGTGCCGCCTGTGTCGGAAAGTCAAACCCAGAACCGACTTCGAACAATACAAGGTTCGTACTCGATGGGGTAACGAAACAGTCAGATATACATTCACATGTCTTATCTGTGTCGCCGGGGGACCTAAAAACAGGCGCGTCCCCAAAACAGAGAAGAGATGCATCTTCTGTAAAGAAGTTAAGCCGGTTTCAGCTTTTCATTCATTCAATTACACGACGCGCACAGGCAAGAACAGCAGGCGGCTCAATTCCGGCTGCAAGATCTGCTGTGCGGGCTATGCGCGACAGAGGCGCATCGAGAGTAAAGAGCAGATTGCCGAGAAGAATGGCGAATGGCGTGAACGCAACAAGCTGCAGATTGTCGAGAGAAATAAAGAATACTACGCAGCTACCAAGGGGCGGATGCGTGAATATCACTTCAAGCATCAGCTCAAGAAATTTGGAATAACACCTGAGCACCATCGTCAAATGGTGGCAACGCAAAACGGCGGCTGTGCCATCTGCGGCGGCAAGCCGGATGGGACCAAGCGAACCAGGCTGTGTGTGGATCACTGTCACGCGACAGGCAAGGTGCGGGGATTGCTCTGTCATAACTGCAATGTTTCCATCGGACTTTTGCGCGAAAGCCCGGAACTAATTCGGGCACTGCTTGGCTACGTGGAGCGACACCTCAAGTAATGAGCCGATTTTTGTGCATGGCCTCATGGTCAGATATCCCACACCTCACTGAGGATGCAAAGCAGGATCTTTTCGCTTCCCTGCCCCCATATCAGCGTGACGCTCGGTCGAAGGGCATTCCAGTGTTGGGAGCTGGAGCCATTTACCCCGTGCAAGAGCAGGATATTGTTATCCCGGATATCCCGATCCCGGACCATTGGCCCCGATGTTATGGATTCGATGTAGGTTGGCAAATTTCGTGTGCGGCCTTTCTAGCCCTCTCTAGGGATACCGACACCGTATATGTGTATGGTGAGCACTACCGCGGCGAAGCGGAACCAGTCATACACGCGCAGGCAATCTTAGGTCGGGGCAAGTGGATTAAAGGCGCGATTGATCCAGCAGCCAGAGGCCGCGGTCAGATTGACGGGCGGTGTCTGATTGAGATGTATCGGGATCTCGGCCTGGACCTGATCGAGGCCGACAATTCTGTAGAAACAGGGATTTACGAATTATTGATGCGCATGACCTCGGGGCGCTTCAAGGTGTTCCAAAGCTGCCAGAACTGGTTACGCGAGTTTCGTTTGTACCGTAGGGATGAAAAGGGACGGGTCGTGAAATCGCTCGACCATCTTATGGATGCGACCCGGTATGGTCATTCCCGGCTCCATGAGATCTGCGCCACCCAGCCGGCCCCCCAGAAGGAGAAGCCAGTCTCGGCCTGGGCGTCAGCGAGTAGTTTCAGTACGGGGTGGATGGGATAATGCGCCCTAAAGCGAAGCAGGCACCAAAGTTGAGCCTTGAGATGATCATGCGGGAGGCGAGGAGTATTCTCGTAAACAACCTGACGTTCACGACGCAGCTCAGGGATGCCAAGGACGAAACCGAACTCCGCCGGCTGAAGGACGAATCGCGGGCGGCGGCTGAATACTGGAAGCGTGTTCGCGCCGGCGAAATAGAGTTTCCGATCTATGTCAATGCTGCGAACGAAATAGTATGGCCCGACGGACCGCAGTTTGGGGAATATCGGGCATTGTTAGAACTCCACAACATCGCCAGAATGAAGGGCTGACTCCAATAGCACGATGACCGTTGCCGAACTGATTAAAGAGCTGGAACAATATCCGCCGGGGCGTGATGTGTTCGTCGCAATAGAGGACCGTCTTGAAACGGTCTATTTTGTGGAACTCGTACTTGAGCGCTCTAACGTCGATCAGTGTCCGGCAAACACTCCAGTACTTTGCGTCCGCGGCCCGATCGATGCCGACTGAACCGCTGTTTCAAAAACGTACCCCAAAACGCCTAGTTGCGACCGTTGCAAACAAAGCCATCTTTCAGCCCGGAAATCCTGTTTCAGAATCGATCGTATAAGGTACGCTGTACGATGCGGGGATGAGCAATTCGATATTGATTTGCCGAAGATGGGATGAGACATACATCACGCATCCCGACATGATCGAGCGCACCTGCCCGAAATGTAACAAAGCGGTTGCTATTTTCCCTTCCGGGCAAAAAGCGTTACGGGACAATCCGGAGATAGGCATCGTTTGTGAGCATTGCTGGGAGCCGGACGCCGCTGATGAGGTTGCCGCCGCACCCGGAGCAATTGACGAGGCGCGGGATGTGCTGCGACGGGCACGGCGCCCCTAAGATGAGAATGCAGTTCAAACGACTCCTGCCCAGACGGCGGCTTCGCAATACCTTCAGCACCGAAGACCTCAAACTTCGCTGGCGGTATAAGGCGCACAAAAGATTTATCAGGAGGGGCAATAGGACAGGAAGAATTGGACTCCAGTGCCCTTTTCTAATGCGTAGAAGCGGACTCCAGCGTGCTTGGATATTACTGTACGGCACGGGCGCCATATGCCCTGCGATGGATGCAGGATAAGGTACGTTATCAATCCAAGCTAGATAAGTAGCAGATCCATGGATAAAGCCGTCAAGCAGTTGCGCGTCACGACCGCGGCTGTGCTGGGCCGTCCCGATCACACCGACATCCGGCTGATGTACGGCAGGTCGGGCGAGATCGGTACGGTACGCCTGCATACGGATGACTTTGCGGATTTCCTCGAGTCGCTGCGGACCGGCTTCCCCACCGTTGCCGTTACCCAATCGCCCATCAGGAAGTACCAGGAGGAGGACTAATGGACGTAATCCAACTGCTGATCGTTCTGGTTGTCGTTGGCGTGATACTTTACTTCGTCAACCATTACATTCCGCTTGACCCTCCGATCCGGATGATCATCAACGTCGTGGTGGTACTCATTTTGCTGCTCTGGGTACTCCGGTTATTCGGGTTCGGCAGCTACGTGCTCGGGGTTCCACCGCACCCGCGATGAACCTAGATAACGCCCTTGCCTTGCAACGTCTTGACGAAGTCTTCAACCGGCATTGCCAGAGTTGCTTCAATGCCTTCACGGAATGTCTCATACGGTGGAGCTTCCAACCCGCACTGAATCAGCGCTGACCTCATTTCGTTGATAGCGTCGATATGGGAAGGGTCTTTATCCTTCTCTCCGCCATTCTCCCAGTACTGAAACATTGAGGACTGCAATAAAGAGTACGCAGCTTCTATCAACTGGCAAAAGTCCTCACGCGTGCAATCGTCTATCGTCTTCAAGGAAATAACCTCCACGGAAATCAGTCTAATGCCCGGAGGGATTCCACGAATGAATGCCAGGAAGTTAGTAGCCGTCCGCGAGTTCACGGACAAGCAGGGCGTGAAGCACAAGATCGGCGACAGCATCGAGGTCGATCCTGACTACGGGCAGGAACTGATCCGTCGCGGGGAAGTAAAGGAAGAACCGAGCGCAGAGCAATTGCCGGCAGATCCACCGAAGGCTCAACCGAAATGACTACCACGGAAACGACACACCGTCACCGGGACCCGGAGACGAAGGAACGGGAGCACAAATCGACCAGCATCCCATTCGCCATCCATGAGTTGGATGACGAGGACTGCCTGATCATCCGGCTCGACCGCAAAGATCCGGCACGACGCAAGATTATGGCGGCCATCCAATCAGCCCTCGAGCAGGACCAGCGGACTGACGAAGCGGTGAGGGCCAAGGCGTACGCGCAGGAGAAGCTGCCGGACGACTGGAGACGCAAGATGCCGTCCGTCACCGGCGATCCGAATGACCCAGCAACGCGAGCCTACCGGAAGCCTCCCCAATAGAAGGATGGTGGAGGAGATAAGGGCCAGATGGGATGACATGGAGGCGGCTCTCCGGCGCAAGCTGGCCCTAACCCACGCCGAATGGTATTCGTACATATCAATCTTCTATTCAGGCGCACAATCTATGTTCGAGATAGAGAGAGAGGCACCTGGAAAGATAGCGGGCCTTGATGACGAGAACGACGAATTCCATCAGGATCTGATGGCGTACTTGGACGAGGATTGGAAAAAGTGGATAGAAGCTGCTAGAGCTAGAGCTAACGATGATCCGGCGTATTGGAACCCTTCTGGAAACCTTCCGCCGATGCAGCCCCCCGAACGGCTGGATTTCATCGAAGCGAATCGCTACCAACTGATTCCTGGCAGAACCAAAGATCCGGAATATGAGGTTGGCGAACCCTGCTACCAAGTTCTTGATGCCTTCAATCAAGTAATCGCCACGGAAGCTACTGTCAGAGAAGCCATCGATGCGGCAATCCGCAAGGTCACTGCAATTAAGTTGCCGGAAGAGAATGACCCAGCAGCCCGCGCCTACCGCAAACCAGCAGAGTAAAGAACGCCCGAAGTTCGTAACGTTCAAGATGCGGTGCGGCCGCACGGTTACAGTACCGGACACACCGCAGTACAGAAGCAGCGCCCAGCGGATGGGGTGGGTTGAAGTGCGCTCGACTTGATTGCCATGTATAATGCCGTACCGCGTGTGGTGGATCGTTCTTGTCTGGGCCATCGCGGTCTGGTTCATCTGCTGGGCGTGGCACCGGTATCGAAATAGAGACTAGCGTATGACCATGACCATACATGACCTGTTTGAAGACTATATGGATGGAGTCAACCGCGTGCTGGTGGAACGGCTATCACGGCCCGATGGTGGGTCTTATCCCGCCCCGGTCATAATGCTGAAGAGTGCGTTCTTTGCTGGTGCTGCTGCGATGGTAAACCAACTGGACCCAGACACCGCCCGTACTGCGGCGGCACAGCGACTGTTTGAAGAACTAAAAACACTTTCAAATAGCCGCTAGTATTTTCACTGTTTGTTCCCTATTCTGTCTATGCGTCGGCAATAGCCGATAGCTCAAACAGAAAGGAGAGCTAAAAGCCGCTGCCTTCTTCGCTTTAGCGCATTAGGCACGCGGTTGCTTATGGGGTAAGCAGGATTGGCTCCAAAGAACGTAGCACCACTAGCGAGGCAAAGCCCCACGCAACGAATGGGTTCGAGACGTGGGGCTTCGCTATTTTGCGCTGAAGCGAATTATGGGCGGCATCACCGCTTCTTGCTGATAGGTCCGGAGAGCGAACTCTAACGGGTTGTTTTGGTAAAACGTTTGCCGGGGAGTCAGTCCGGTGAAACCCGCCCCCCAGATTACGTGGCTA